GCTTGTGTACAGGCATTGGCTTCTTCCTCAGATAATGGGGTGATATTCCACTGAAATTCAAACGTCCTAAATTGAACACCACTAAAGAACTGTTCAGATAAGGGGTTGACAATTTCCTTGAATACGTGTTTGTCCATGTATTGCTTCGCCGCATCTCCGTTCATACCGAGAAACCCTAATGCTCCAGCGGCCGCATTCTTTCCCATTGCCCGTGGTACACCTGCGTTCTTAATGGTATCAACAATTGCGGTTGCCTTACCATCGAGTCCCTTTTTACTAAATGAATCAATCAACGGACCGGCAAGACCTACATCAGCACCTTCCCAGTTCACAGCTACGGTCTCAGTTAATCCCGTCGGTAAGGGCATGACTAGTATCCGGCTCTTCCCGTTTATTTCATGCTTCAATACCATACGAGGTGCATGAGGACTTGCGTGTAGACTTCCTGTGACTATTACATCATTACCGTATTTGGGTGTATGTAACAGGTCTTGAGGTCTTATTCTTTTTCTAGGCATTTCTTATTAGAAAAACCGAGGGGATGAAAAGATATATGGCTTATCGTACAAGATTTATACCGAAAAATCTTAAAAAATATCATGGTTCAACAAAGAAAATCGTATGTCGGAGCAACTGGGAGCGACAATTAGCCAAATGGTGTGATAAGAACCCCAAAATTCATAGATGGAACATGGAGCAAGTCATTATTCCTTATACTGACAGGGGAACGGGCAAGAGACGGCGTTATTTCGTAGACTTCTGGATAGAGTTTAAGGATGGCGAGATATATCTTATTGAAGTAAAACCTTACAAACAGACGAAGCCACCTGTCAAACGTAAACGCAAGACGCGTCGATATCTCAATGAGGTCATGACATGGGCTACTAATGTCTCCAAATGGGAAGCCGCTGAACGATTTTGTGAATTAAGAGGGTGGCATTTCGAGAAATGGACAGAAAATGAGCTAAAACGGCTCGGATTAAGGATTATTAGCTGATATGGCAAAGATAAAAGAGCAACCCAAAGCAAAAAATATCAAAGACGCCCGTAAATGGTTCTTAGAGGCTACAGAAGAACTTCAAATGGGTGGTAAGGTAAAGGGTAAAATCCCTGCACTGGCAGATTTGCGTGGTATGGCAGGACAAATGATAGGGAAACTGATGTATTTCCGGTATTCTCCGGCTACAGGACGTGAATTGCCTTATTATGACATATTCCCACTCATTATAATTGTTAAAGAGTATGATAAATATGTAAAGGGGCTTAATCTTCATTATCTGCCACCTGAACAACGCGTTGAATTGATGACCAATTTATTTAACATAATTACTAATGTGAAATTCGATTCAGATACACGGTTTCGATTAACATACAGATATTTGCAGAGTTTGAAGCAATTGAGATTCTTTAGACCCTGTATCAAGAGTTATCGTTATTCCAACATAGTCACAATACCGAGGGTTGTCAAACCGGCTTATTGGTACAGAGCAATCATGCTTGAAAATGCTATTTGGAAGAAAGCGGCACCTGCTAAGATATGGCAGGACAGTAGACGGACGTGGTTAAAATACGCGTAAGGAGTTTTAAATGGCATTTCCTAACATAAGAATACCGAACATTCCGAAAATACCATCTATCCACGATATTGGTAAAGGTAGCACTGAGGAAGATATAGGTAACGGTCGTGTGGTCGATAGAGATATTGGTATTGACAGAATGGTTGCGAAACTGTCTCAAGACCCTATTCTATCACCCGCTCAATATATAGTTCAGATTACACCACCTGATAAGGTAGTCGGTAATCCACATTACAATGACCTCAAGATTGACGCTAATCTTTTTCTATCTGTATCATCAATCAATCTACCAACTCGTTCATATGCGACAGTTGAGCATGCTCACTGGGGTCCGAACATCATGGTTCCTTACCAAGAGGTCTATGACCAAGTTACAATGATGTTTTATATGTCCGAATCAATGAATGAGAGACGATTCTTTGATATATGGCTCGATGCAGTGGGGTCAAGAGAGTATGATAGTTCATCAGATGGTGAATACAACAACAAAATGGAGTATTATAACAATTTCATAGGGCAATGCGTACTATTTCCGCTATCCAGAGATGGTAGACGCCTCAGAAAATACAAAATACACAACTTATACCCAACTCAAATGAGTCCGTCTCTATGGGGTCATGCTATGGCTAATGCCTATAGTGAGATTACAATACAGTTTGGTATAGATAGGTATGAGCAGGACAAGAGTTTCGTCCCTGATTCAGAGCCTGTAACAAGCTTATTCAGTAAACTATATAATATTGGTGCCAGTCTTGCGGATATTCCCGGTGATTTGGTACCGTCGATTAACCCTTTTGGTGGTCGATAATTCATTATTAACAAAAAGAGGAAATTATGTCATTACCAGTATTGAAGTCGGCAATTTACACCATGGTTATCCCTTCAAGTAAAGAAGAGATTAAATTTAGACCCTTTACAGTAAAGGAAGAGAACGCGTTATTGATTGCAAGAGAAGCGGATGACGCAACAGTACAATTGAATACTATGGTTGAAGTACTCAAAACCTGCACTTTTGACAAAGTTGATGTAGGTAGGCTTGCAACATTCGACATTGAGTACATGTTTATCAATATCAGAGCCAAATCTGTAGGTGAGGTTGTTGATATTAACATGAAATGCAAGAATTCTAATGCAGAAGGTGTTAAATGTGGTGGTATTGTGCCTTTTAGTATCAATCTCACCGATATAGACGTTGTATTTGACGACAATCATAGCAATACAGTGATGGTCGAGGACCAGATAGGTATCACATTCAAATATCCTAACATCGAATCGTTCAATAGAACTAAAGACACTGTAGAGAAAAATCCAATACAAGCCATCGTTGTATTAGTAGAGTCTATATTCGATAAGGACGGCACATATGAGGCTAGCTCATATAGTGATGAAGATTTACTAACATTTATAGAAAGTATCCCTTCCAAGCCATTTAAGGAGATTCAGGACAAGTTTGTTAATTCAATGCCTAGCCTGAAAGTCTCGTTGCCGTACAAGTGTACTAAATGTGGCAAAGAGGGAGTTCATGAATTCAAGGGTCTACAAGATTTTTTCGTCTAACCCTCTCTCATGAAGTCCTATCTAATCGGTATCGGATGAATTTCTTGCTAGTATATGACCATCCATACACGATGTCAGATATTGATAATATGTTGCCGTGGGAGAGGGAAATTTTAATAGCAATGGTCGAGAAAAAGATGACCGATAAGGCTAATGCTCAACAATAAGGTTAAGAATTATGGCAGATGACGATAAACGCATAGATGCAGTCGAAGAGCGTAAACTCGCACAAGAGAGACTAGCGGCTAATAAGAAAAATATTGCCGATATGACAAAATCATTGGAGAACGCAGGTAAGAAAAATCTCTTACATCAGCGTGCACTACTCGATTCTTCAATGAAGGGCATCACTGACTCCCTTGATAGGTCTATGAAAGAGCAAGGAAAGGACTCATCAAAAGAGTACGCAACTATTGTCACTGCCGTACAGGAATTAGCCGATAAGGCATCATCAACTGACACCCGTAAAGGCTTCAAATTATTACAGAATCAGTATGAAGAGACTAAGAAGCTTATCAAGGGTACTCAGATTACCAGTGATGAAGAATCAACGGCCGTTAAGGAGCTGATGAATACAGTCGGTAGTAAGATGACGCAGGAGTTCCAGTCTCGTCTTACTCTACCTACCATGATTGGTGAATCCCTTAAAGAGAATATTCCTAACATGGGTGCTGTTATGGCGGGGGTGTTGGGTGATTCTCCAGCCGCTATGATGGCTATCGGATTCATGGGTGATTTGCTCAAAAAGAGAAAAGAGGCTAAAGAGGCTAATGAGCAGGAAGCCGCTAATTTCTCTCTTACCAGATTAACAGAACAGCAAGACCTGGCTAATGATATTGCCGCCGAGTCCCTAGAACTCGAAAAGGGCATATCAGAGCAGGACGAAGCCGATATAGAAAAGAGCGATGATATAGTTCCTGATATGACTGATGATTTAGAGGTCACATCTCTGGACGAGGCTGATAGTCCTCTTGAAACATCAGCACCTGAGTCATCAGAGGATAGTATGGAACTCGATTCTCCTGAAGCTGTGGATGAGTCAATGGACGAGGTTATCGATGGTCTAGAACGTATTGAAGCGGCTGTTAAAGATAACGCAATAGAACCGGCATCTGACGAAGACGCCAATGAAGCAATCAGGCGTGATGAGCTGGCTAATGATGAGTTGAATGATAATCTAGAGAGCATTGCCGAAAAAATTGACGCAACCGGTGACCCCAGTGATGGTGGTGGGTTGTTTGGTAAATTAAAAGCGTTATTTCCCGCTGTTATGAGTTTTATGGCAATTCTAGCACCATTCATTGCTCCAATACTGGCAATCGTGGGAGTACTCAAGTCATTATATGATGGATGGGTCAATGCATCAGAGAGATTAGGCAGAAATGCTGACCTCAGTGACAAGTTTGCATCAGCAATCGGCATGATATTTGAAAATATCGCAGGGTTGGGTGATTGGCTGGCTGAGAAACTAGGATTTCAAACAGATTTCCGTGAAAAGATGGAGAACTTCACACAAGCATTCGCTGATATGCTTAATATCCCGTTTGACGAGCATATAGACAACATTAAGGGTATGATGTCTGATTTCATGGACTACCTTATGACGCCAATTAGAGCAGTTCAGGACGCGTTCTGGAATGTATGGGGGAAATTTGAACCTGTCCTTGAATCAGTAATTGACAAATTCATCAGTCTCTATAATAAGGTAAATATCTTCGGTGGGGACGATATGGAGAACCCTATCAAGAAGGCTCGATTAGCCAGAGAGGGTGAGACAAGTTCTACTGGATTGACACGCGGTAGTATTGACACCTCAGAAGTTGCAGGGTGGCCGGTTGCCAAGCAAAAAGCCTTCATGACTGAAAATGCTGAACAGATTCATAAAGAGGGCAAGATGTCAGAAATGCAGTCCAATATTGCTGATATGGCAGTAAAGGAGCAAAAGCTCGGCATCGATAGTACAAGCCCAGCCTCAACAGCCGGTGTAGAACGAACTGGTCGTATTGAAGAGAAACAAAAACAATTCGAGGCCACTCAAGGCGGTGGTGGTACTGCCGTTATAGCACCGACCTCTGTTAGTAACAATACTGTCAACAATACAGCACCAACAATGGTGGCAGGAGCGGGCAGAGCCTCAAATAGAACAAATACAGACAATCAGTTGGCATTTAGTTAAAAAAAGGGATACCCGAATAAGGTATCCCTTTTTGTATTACACTCCGTATATGACTAACTCTTAGTCATCTACTGAATCAGCAAGTTTTGAGAAATAATCAAGATTATCCCCGTCCTCACCATCATCATTAGTACCACTATCTTCCGGTACATCATCACTTACCTTTTCATCGGCAGACTCTTCATGATGTACAACTTTCTCTTCCTCAGTCTTGTGAGGTGCACCTGTTCCGGTGACCTTGGCAAAACGAGTAGCAAGAGCAGTGTACTCCTTGAAGTTCTTTTCGTCTGCATATCCAGCCAGTACGAACTGAGTATCTTCAAGAGTCTTCACGACTTTTGCAGGAACTTTTGTAGCATCAGCAAATTCAGACTTATCGTAATTTGCGAAACCTGCTTTCTGTCTTACTGACAGTCTGAAGTTAGCACCCTCTACAAGGTCGAATACATCAATTGGCTCGACGTCTTCGAACTCAGGCTGACCCATATCGAGAATCTTTTCGAGAATCTTCTTACCGAAACGGAACTTGAAGATTTTTCCCTCGTTCTCTGGATTAGCAGGGTCCTTAACTACAAGGATATTGCAGTAATAGGAAGTACGGCGACTACGAGAACTGGCAATCTTCTTGCTAGCCTCAGTTCCTTCATCCCAAAGAATACCATTGGCTTCACATACTGGGCACTGCTCACCGACAGTAGTCGGACAGTTCTCAATGTACCATTGACCACCGTTCTTGAAACCGTGGGTCATAAGCTCAACATAGTATGGTTCGTCTTCGGATTGTAAACCGGGAAGGAAGCGGATAATTGCTGTTGCGTTCTTTGCGCTATCCCGTTCAGGATACCACAGGTCATCATCAGAATAATTCTTCTGCTTGCCCTGACTTGTCTTGCCAGCCGCCTTGAGAAGTTTGTCTAATTTTCCGCCTTTGTTAGCTTTTCTAAGATTTTCTAAACCCATAATTCTTTACCTCAACTTGTGTTTTTTTGATTTATTGTAGCTGTTGTTTTCGACTTGTGAATTCAATCACATAATTGGGTGTTTAACCCAAGGATATCATGTTGAACCTCCGTTGTATTCGACTTGTATTCTACTTGTTTTCTTCTTATGTTATATTTAGGCATTCCGCCCAATTATTGCAACATTTATTTTACTTTTTTGATAATAATGGATGATTTTTGACGTACTCTGACGCGTTATGGGCTACCGAGTCAATATTGATACACTTGGGTCTGTACCGTTTGAATTTACAGCATGTAACAGCCGCTCCACACTCCATTTGAGGCTTATACCTTTCATGAGTACATCCAGTTGTTTCATTACTATCTTGCCATTTGCAATCAGTGTTCATACATGGAAACGGCCCAAATACATTATGTACAGTCATTAGTGGCTTCTTCATATCCCTCACTCCATCCGTTACGATAACCTTCGACTCTTCCAGCTCCACACGTAGCAACGGGTGCAGTAGCCGCTAGAGCTAATGGGAATGCAACTATTACAACCCATGCTCCCATAATTGGCATCAGTTTTGCCGCTATCATTATACTGGCACAAATACAAGCTAATGTATTCAGTATCAGTGCCAGTATTGTCATTGGTCCTTTAATTTTTGATATCATCGTCCATCAGCCCTTATGCCTGTATTCGGGATTACCTGTACAGCACGATCGTCCCATAGTTCAATCATTGCAAAATCTTTCACATTGGTAACCTCAAGTTTCGGCAATCCATGAGCTTCTATCCATCGCTCCACATACTTTACCTGAGATGGGTCAGACGCCCGTGCCGTAAAGATTTTAACCAATATACCTTGTGATACCCAGTTCCTTACCCTGTTCATCATATCATGAACAGGCTCACCGATATGGTCAGGTCCTCGCCAATGGTCATAATGTGCTAATGTACCATCTAAATCAACTCCTATCCAACTTGCATTACTAGCCATTTTTTAACTCCTTTACTACACCTTTAAGAATATTCTTATAGTGCTCTATATTAATGTTCAGTATTGACTCATATTTGATGTATGCCGGCCCATATCCATATCGATAGTTCAGGTCATCGATTAATGCTTTCTCGATATTGAAGATTTTCTTCCATATGATAAAGACCTCTAATGACATCTTACCCTTCTCAAACGCGTTATATGCCCGTTTAGGCATACGTTCATCGAACCCATACCCTTTGTCGAACATTACCGACAGAAGCTCTCTGGACTCAGTTTCAAAGGTTCTCGGAAGGTCCACGAGCCTACATTCTAAATCTTCCTTCTTTTCAAGGCATTCTTCCAGATTATCACAGATATCACCTACCCATAGGCTCGGGTTATCCTTCAAAACAGCCACGCAAAGATAGAACCAATCATCGTCCTTTCGGATTTTTCTGATTACCTTCTTATAGAGAAATCGGTCGCCCCTCTTAGCAAACTGCTCGTCTGACATCTTAACAAAGTTGAAGTCATAGTCAAGTAGATTATAAGTGCCGTTGCTGAAGTGCATCTTAACGGACTTAAATATCCTACAGGCATAGACTTCGGTCATTCTTCTCATTCATTATTCCATTTCTGGTTGGCTCTAGTACTACAAGCCTTACAAACAGTTACAAGCCATGGCATGGCACCCAATATGTACATCCAACATTGCCACGGCGGTATGTTCGTGCTATTCGCACCCAATCCTACTACCATCACGAACAGGAATGCACCCAGTGCAATTGCAACGCACACCAACAGAAGATTCATAAAGGCGTTACCAAACCACCTTAATGCATCATCTACTATCTGGTCATCTTCTTTCACGGTTCACCTCATAATGAATTAAACAACGTATTTTCCTTCGGGAAATAATTCTTTTCTTGGGCTTCTACAAAGATTTTCTCTTTAATAGAACGATTGATGATAGGACCGACCATTTCGGGGTCGATGTGGTGAGATTCGCATACTTCAAGGACTGAGTCAATCATTGATGTATCGGCTTCATCAGCAAATTTAGTTTCAATCTCATGACATATACGGTCTGCGTCAAGTATCGGCATTTATTTGTTTCTCCATGTTTTATTTCTATATATTATACATCAAACGCAGGCCGTTGTCAAGTCTTTTTTTAATATTTAATTTATAGGACAGTTCAACATATTCATAAACCCAACTTTCATAGCCTCATAGGCACTCATGTTTATGTTAGGCATGCAACGCGTAATTGTGCGTTGGGCGTCCATGTCAAAGTCATATGGAAGGACTCCATTTATACGCTCTTGGAGTTCTTTGATTACGACCGGCTTATTGATACGTTGAATCATAGGGATACGGTCAGCATAGCCATTCAGTCTTTCCGATAGGATAGCCTTAGATACAGTCGATACAAATATAATAGTAGGAACAGGCAGAGACTCAAGGTGTTGGGAATCACGGCACTCAATCATATGACATACACACTTGGTGCCAGTAGTGCCTTTCAATGCCTCTTCAAGAATCAAGAGGTCATATGCACTGGAGTGAATACAGTCACCACAGAAATCTTTTCCGGTGATTGTCTCAATTCTCCACTCCATATCAGACTTGCGTCTTGGCATGAAATTACTGATTAAGTGTTTTAGGAGTTGTCTGGTCAGGGGATTGTCCGACACTATACCTATTTTATACATGATTTACTTCCTTGCGAATGTGGTCATTTTTTTAAACCATTTCATGAACCGCGGGTATTGAACCAACTCGACACCCGCCAATTTCATGTTAATGATTAAATGATGAATGGCATGAATTATTTGACTAAGCAAAAATCCCCGTACAAGAACAATGTACATGTAATTGTGCAAGGAGTCGCTAGTATATTCAATACTGCCACTCTTGACAGTAGTGATAAAGGTTTTATATTCGTGGAAGTTGTAATTGAAATTGGTAATCAGGGCTTCAAACATATTTTCAGCCCCCGAATAGTAGAATACATGATTGTATGTAACCCACAGACCCGCAAGAGTACCGAATATCAGCATCTTACCATCAGCAGAAGCCATACGGCGCATCATGCCGGTGTCGCAATAATCCATATCCTCTAATTGATTGAGCCATGTCAGGGTTCCACCTAACAAGGAAAAGAAGGAGAATAATAGAATCATCACTGCCGCCATAAAGATGATTTGCGGCGCGGTCATGATAAACCATATCATTATGATAAATAAAAGAGCCATAATCATCTGGTATTTGATTGGATTATTGATTGCGTCTTTATTCATTTTTATCTGTAAACTTGCCTAAATTGAGATTTTCCAGCTTCTTTGCCGTGCCAGTAATAGTGCTGAGTATTGTTTTAGCTATCCATAGAACACCGGGAATACCGGCTAATCCGATAAATCCAGCTGTCAATATCCTGTACATCCAGTCGATGTCAAGACTATACACAAAAATGCTTGCCATGAAAGCAACGAATATGACCTTGGCGGTGGAGCTAAAGATATCCTTGACGCTAGTTATTGCGTTCGATTCAGACGCAAACCCACCTGCGAACGACACGACTAGAACGCCTAATACCTGAAACACCGAAGCTGGGTCTGCTACAAGAGCGTTGTGTATAAACTCCCATAGGCTGGCGAAGAAGTCTGGCATGGCATTTATTCTTTTTCATCCTGTTCAGCATCTCGTTTTAACTCTTCTTTTCTATCGTTATCAAGTTTAATCGCTTCTTCTCGCAAATCCTTGAGTCTGTAGTCGATTAATAGAAGATTTTGAGCCGCTAATTCTTTCTGAGCTTTGAGCCCAATAGTCTTATTTGCTATTAGGTCGATTCTTGTCTGGTGTAACTTTTCCTGCACATCTCGTAGTTGTTCACTCATTAAATTTCCTTCACCCTCATTTTAACATCAATTTCCCATTGATTATCAAGACTCGTAACAATTACAAATCTAATCCTATATGGTGACAGTGCTTGAGTCCCGCCTGTTACCTGAACTCGAACCTTTCCATCAACAATAGAATCAGTGCCGTTGACCAGCACTATTGCGGTCGAATCGGTCCCAGCCTTATCAATAGCAGTTACTGTCTCTGAACTGATTTCTTCACCATCGCCTAAATTAAGACTGAAATTTCCAGCGATGTAGAATTGCTCGTAACTTTGTTTTGTGAATTTTTCTATCTGCATATTATTTTTTTACTCTAATAGAGGTTCCCGAATTAATGTTAGTGACAAATTTATCGACGTCGAATTCAAATTTATCCCTTAATGTTTCGGCCGCCCCTTGCGGATTATTAATAGCTTCGTTAAAATCGATAGGTATCAGGGTGACATTATCATAACCCGATAGTCTAGGCAACGTACGTTCATATGCACGATTGAAACGACCCGTGTAATCTTTATCTTTACCAACGAATCTCATGAATGATTTTGCTGACTCATGAGGGTCTCTGACCATGAATATAATAGTGTACTCAAACTGATTCCATACCTTTGAGCGTTCTACAACATCACCGACATTATTATGGAAGATTTTTGTGACTGTTCCTTCGGGGTGATTTTCATCCCACTCCGAAAATCCATGCTCATAATAAGGACCCGGATTATAATTAGCTCCGTGTTGTGCCATGAGCCTGCTTTCTACTGCCGGCTTGTCTTTATAACGTCCTTCAATACCACCAGCAATCAGAGCAGACATCATCAATGTGGTGCCTGACCGATATGTACCACTTACAATATATATCATATTTTATCCTCAATACTATTTATGAGTTTGAAATCATTGTATTGTCAGGGTGAACAATTTCTGTTCCTCTCGCCTATCGAACTCGGCATCAACTTCTTCTCTAATATATTCAGTCTGTACTTCTTGTCTGGTGAATACATATCTGATTTCCGGTATGTTACCATACGCTTCTATCAAACACTCATATGTCGCAATTACCAGAGCCTGTGGTGCATTACAGAAGATGAAGTAATTTTCATCATATGCTACAGTTGCCTGATTTTCAACAATGATGAGCGCTTGTGGTGCATTTGTGATAATCTCTAAAGGAGTTCCGAATGAAACTTTATATGTCGCAACTACAAGATTATCAGGTGCACCGGTCACTACCGTTGTTTCACGATTGACCTGTGATGTCAATCCATCAATTACAAGGGTGTCAACATTGGTTGTCAGAGTAGTATTAAATACTACAACTGATTGATATGTTGTGATATCAAGAGCATCCGTATCAGCGACAACATATACATCATTCTGAAGTTGTGCCACCCACTCAGTAATGACAAGTGCGTGAGTATCAGCATTTACACCGGTGTCGAATTTGATATCCGAGGCATAAGAGGCAATTACTAAAGTGTCGCGGCTCGCACTTACTAACTTATTTAAATTGGGGTCTGCCGGATAGGTCGCTATGGTGAGTGGCCTATAGTCCGGAATCAGACTAATTTCTGCATTAATATTTGGTGTCTGTTCTGCAACTACCAACCCATCAGGTGTAGTAGCAACCGTTGTATGAGTTGTCAGATTGACTTCAAGTGGAGAAATCAATAATACAGCAGTACTAGCAAAAACTTCCCTGTTACCTGTCAAGACTGCAGTCTTACCAGAAATTACCAGAGTATCAACACCGGCATTAACTACGGCATCAAATGTCAGGGTGACATCATATGTAGCGATTACAAGAGTATCAGTTCCTGCATCGGTTATCTGATTCAGATTGATTGTTGCTGTCAATCCATCAACTACCAGAGCATCAGTGGTTGTATCAACCGTACTGTTCAGATTGATATCAGCAGTCTTTCCATCAATCAGTAGAGCATCAGGAGAATTCGTTGTAATGTCAATTCCAGCACTCAGACCCACAGTCTTCCCTGTGATTACCAGAGCATGTGGTGCATTGGTAGACAATTCCACATCAAATGTCAATGTAACGTCATATGTTACAATTGACAGAGCATCGGTTCCAGCCTCTACCGTTACAGAACCACCGATATCAGGAGCGTATGTAGCAATCGTAAGAGCATGAGTTCCGGCACTTACCAATTTGTTCAGATTTGGGTCTGCGTCATATTCTTGTATTACAAGAGCTTTCGACCCCACCTGTACATTAGTATCTTCCTTGGTTACAGCAGTCTTGCCCGATATCACTAATGCTTGAGGTGTTCCGGTCACTATCGTTGTTTCACGATTGACTGTTGCTGTCTTGCCTGATATTAATAATGCCTGAGTTTCAGCATTTATCGTTACATTACCACCAATATCCGCAGTCTTTCCACTAACCACCATTGCGACTGATGTGGTATAAACATTATCATCATGAGAAGTAGTGGCTTGGATTCCAAGAACTGCTAATTCCTGATAACCGGCATTTACATTGATATCATAAGCTATACGATACGGAGCGTATGTAGTGATTTCCAGAGCATCAGGAGCATTCGTTGTGATACTGATTTCTGCATTGACTGTCGCTGTCTTTCCTGCAATTACTAGAGCATCAGGAGCATTCGTTGTGATACTGATTTCTGCATTGACTGTTGCTGTCTGTCCTGCGACTACCAGAGCATGAGGTGCGGTCGTAATAACTTGAGCGTTACGGGTAATCGTAATATCATATGTTGCGATATCAAGAGCATGAGTTCCTGCCAGTACATTGATATCTTCGACTATTTCAGCAGTCTTTCCTACAACATCAAGAGCACCGGTTTCTACCAGTACATTGATATCTTCGACTATTTCAGCAGTCTTTCCTACAACTACCAGAGCATCAGGTGCATTCGTTACAATCTCGACCCCAGCACTTAAATCCGCTGTCTTACCAGATATTACCAGTGCACCGGTATCAGGATTGATTACTGCGTCAAATGTTAGGGTAACGTCATAGGTGGCAATTACCAACGCGTCGGTATCGGGGTTGATTACTGCATCAAATTTAATAGTGGCATCATATGTCGCAATTACTAATGCCTGAGTTGTTGCATCAACAACCTTATCCAGATTCGGGTCAGCGTCATATGTGGCAACTATTAATGCCTGAGGTGCATTCGTTGTGATACTGATAGGTGCAAGATTCGCATCGACTGGATATTCAACAAGGTCCAGAGTATCAATTCCATCAGCGTATATATGGGCAGAAGCGGTTAGACTTGACTGACGTCCTTGAATTATCAGTTCATCATATCCTGCCAGTACATTGATATCTTCGACTATTTCAGCAGTCTTGCCTGAAATGATTAATGCTTGAGGTGTACCAGAATCAACAACCTTATCCAGATTCGGGTCAGCGTCCTGTCCTACAATTACCAGTGCGTCAGGAGAACCGGTTGTAACATGAACTTCAGCATTGACAGTCGCTGTCTTGCCTGATATTACTAGTGCCTGAGTTGTTGCATCAACAATAGTATCTGCCTTGAGTAATGCAGTTTCTCCAGAAATTACAAGAACACCAGTTTCTGCTAGTATATTGGCTTCGGCATTGATTGTAGCAGGATACCACCACCAACCAAGATTAATTTCATCATCATCAATATCATCAATTGTGACATGTGATTGAATAGCGTTGGGATGTACTTCGTCAAATATTACTGTCGAATTAGATATCGCTTCATTATATACAGTAGAAGTGATTGCATCGGTGGAAATGGTAATTTTAGTATCTTTAATACCTTTAGTATAACCACCACCAGTAGCATATGTATTTGAGTTGTTAATAACAATCTCGTCAAATGTTACTGGACTATCAAATACGATAATTAACCGTTGTTCAATTTTTATCAGTGCCGACTGCCACTCTGTACCAAGATTAGACCCGATTTTACTCAATGATGTATCAAACGCCTTGGCTGCGTCAAGAATGGCCACCATCGATGAAGTTGCATATGCCGTAGCATTCTGCCCCACGCCTTCCGTGTCAATAGGTATCAATGTGCCGTTATTCTTAAACTCTATACTTCTGACGGCCATTGAAGAATTACCGTAATTATCGGCTATATCAAAAATTACGGATTTAACACCGCTGAATTCGGGTCTTGAATATCCTGAATACAGTGCTATATGAGTAGTGTATACATTCTTATCCAGATTCGGGTCAGCATCCAGACCAGCAACTATCAGAGCCTGAGGTGTTCCCGTTGTAATCGATATTTCAGCATTGACTGTTGCTGTCTGTCCTGCAATGACCAGAGTATCAACATTAGCCGCTACATCAATATTTTGAGTTAATGTAACATCTCCAGTTGCAATAACTAGGGCGTCAGGAGCATTCGTTACTATATTCAACTCGGCGTTGATATCAGCCTGATATTTCGCAATGTTCAGCGCCTGATATCCCGCAAGCTTGATAGCCTCTACTTTAATAGTGACTGTCTGTCCTGCAATGACTAGGGCATCAGGAGAATTAGTTGTTAATGATATATCAGCCTTGATTGTCGCATCATATGTAGCGACTACCAGAGCATCTGGTGCATTAGTGTATACATTAACCGAAGCATCAGCAGACGCCTGATAATGTGCAATAACAAGGGCATGAGTACTGGCTTCTACATTTCTGTCATATTCGACATCAGCTGTATATTCAACAAGGTCCAATGCATCAGTAGAGCAATCAACTACCTTATCCAGATTCGGGTCTGCTTGATTAGTAACTAGGTCAAGAGCCTCAAAACCTGCTAACACATTGATATCATACTCAATATTTGCTTGATTGGTAACTATATCTAGAGCGGCAAAATCGGCATCGATGACTATATCAGCTTTGGCTGTCGCATCATGTCCAGTAATTACCAGAGCATCGGGAGCGTTGGTAGTAACCGATGTTTCAGCGTTGATATTGGCTACAGAAGCAATTCCACTACTTGTGCCGCCAACTAATGCTAGAATATCATCATCAATTTCGTTAAGACCGATATGTTCATTAACTTCACTATCAAATACTAAAGTGCTATTTGCAATAGATTCATCATAGACGGTTGAACTAATTGCATCTGTCGAGGTGTAAATCTTGGTATTTCTAACACCTGCAGTTGTGGTACCACCGCCATTATGATAATTGTTTATGACTATTGCATCAAATTCGGTCAGGGCATCAAAAACACAAATAATTCTTTGATTTACTTTATCTGTGGCTATCCAAGAACCTACAGAACCACCGTCTATCTTATGTGGGTATGTTGTATCAAAGGCGACTTCAGCGGAATATGATGGATTGAGGGCGGAAGTTTCGTAAAATGAGGCATTGGCTATGGAGGTGGTAATAACTTCACCATCCTTCATGAACTCAACTGTCCTCAATCCCATATTGCCGGCGTCACCCCAATTATCAGTGAAATCTAAAATTACTGATTTAACTCCACTATATACCTGACCCTCTAGTATAAGAGCATCCGTTCCAACAGTAACAACCTTATCTAGATTCGGGTCAGCGTCATACGTTGCAACGACAAGAGCATCAGGAGCATTCGTTGTGATTGCCACCGGCGCCATATTGCCGTCTGCGGCGTATGTAACGATATCAAGGGTATCAGTAACCGCATCAATATCGACCCCGAGATTGATAGTCGCATCATATGTAGCGATTACCAGAGCATCAGGTGTACCAGTGGTCAGACTGATGTCGGCATTTACTGTAGCTACAGAAGCCACACCGGAACCGACGCTACCAGTAGCGCCTGTTAATGCTATCGTCTGGTCATCGGCAGTATTAGCCGCTATATGTTCCGCAAATGTGGAATCAAATATTAACGTACTATTGGCTATCGCTTCATCATATACAGTAGAAGTGATTGCATCAGTAGATACATGAATTTTTACATTTTCTGCACCACGCAAACGACTGAAGCCGTTCTGGTGAGCGTTGTTAACTTGTATTTCATCAAAACTAGTAGGTGAATTAAATACACAAATTATACGTTGATTAGTAGTAGTACCAAAAGCGGCGTACCATCCAGAAAATTGCATTGAGTCAATTTTACTTGTACTGGTATCAAATGCCAGAGCGGCTCGATATTGTGTACTAAATTGACTAGTATAGTAGAAAGAACCAAGTGTTTCATTGTTGGTTATTTTACTACCACCACTAAAGAAGTCAATCTGCCTTATTCCGACCCAATCAGCATCACCGAGATTGTCGGCAATATCAATAATTACAGATTTTACATTGGAATATTCTGGTATTCCTTGAAGTACAAGTTCATCAGTTATTGCGTCCAGAGTAACATTCAGATTGACGTCGGCATCATATGTAGCGACTGCCAGAGCATCAGGAGCATTCGTTGTGATGTTCAGACCGGCATTGATTGTCGCTCTCGAAGCACTTGATATGAAAATGACATCAAAATCATCAACCTGATTAGCCGCTATATGCTCGTCTATAGCTCCATCAAATATCAGATTAGAATTGGCTATCGCTTCATCATATACAGTAGAAGTGATATCATCCGGTGCAGTGTAAATCTTGGTATTGTTTATACCACGGTCCGTTTCACCACCAAGACCATTATGGGAGTTGTTGATTACTATTCCGGTAAAGAATATCGGCTCATCAAATACGATTATTAAGCGTTGATTTGAAGCTCCACCATCACCAGATATCCATTCTCTATCAGTATAAGCTCCTATTTGAGATAGGGAAGTGTCAAATGCGTTTTTAGAATGAAAATCAATTCCGGCTTGTGTAGTAGTTGCATAAGAGGTTGCATTCGGCGTTACATGTAAATCAATATCAATGACTACTGAATCACCATCAAGGAACTCAATACTTCTTACACCAGTATTCGATATATTACCCCAGTTATCGGCAACATCAAATATTACAGATTTGGCTGTGAAACCATCAGGACCGGATATGAAACGCTCATTAGTACTAGCGTTTATAATCGCATCAAATGTCAGGGTAACGTCATATGTGGCAACTACCAGAGCATCAGGAGCATTGGTGACTACATATATGTCATTTTCAAGGGTAGCCTGATTCTCTGTTAATGTCAATGCTTTGGTATTAGGATTGACCCCTACATCAAATGTCAGGGTAACTGCCTGTCCTGCAACTACCAGAGCATCGGGTGCATTAGTTGTCAGACCATAGGCGGCGTTGATAGTCGCTGTCTTACCTGATATTACTAGTGCGTCAGTATCAGCAAGAACTTCTACATCTTCTAATCGTGCGGTTGCCTGATATGTTACAATGTCCAGAGCACCGGTTATCGAGTCTACATTGATATCATATTCAATCTGTGATTGATATGTTACAATGTCCAGAGCACCGGTTGTTGCATCGACACCGACATCATATTTTACTGTAGCACTAAGTTGAATATCAATCGCTACATCTTGGTCATCTGCACCATTGATTCCAGCTTGCTGGGCTACTATTCCATCAAATATTTCAGTACCATTTGTAATGGCCGCTTCAAACACGGTATTACTATAATCTTCAAGAGTATGTGTAATAACCGTACTCTTGATACCAGTATCAGTTGCAACTCCACTATTATGAGAGTTGTTGATTACTATTCTATTGAAATCAACTTCTGCATCAAATACAATAATTAATCGATTAGGTAGGTGGGTGCTACCGTTTCCAGATATCCAAGCAACTCCGTATCCCGGTTCAGGACCGGATTTTGATTCACCGGTAATGAAAGCATGTTCTACTTCACCTAGTACGGCCACCCAGTCACGCGTGGCATAGAAACTCGCATTTGCGTTACTAATTGTAACCAAATCATCATTCAGATAGAACTCAATTGAACGAACCGCAATATAAGATACACCACCATGGCTATCGGCAATATCGAAAACGACTGATTTCGCCCTAACAATGTCTATCAGTAATTCATCCGTTCCGGCATCAAGAGTAACATTCAGATTGACATCAGCATTACTAGAACTATCGATGATTAATGCGTCAGGAATATTAGTTGTCAGATTCAGCTCAGCATTGACGGTTGCCTGATATTCATTAATGATTAATGCGTCAGGAATATTAGCATTTATATTCGTTCCGGCATTTACCGTTGCTTGATTTTCAGTAAGAACCAGAGCAACGACAGCATTGACGTCAAGAGTAACATTCAGATTGACATCAGCCTGAGTTGTACTAATCAGTAATGCGTCAGGAGCATTAGTCGTAAGATTGTATTCGGCATTTATAGTGGCTGTTTGTTCAGATAGGGATAATGCGTGAGGTGCGTCGGTCGTGATAGAAATTCCAAGACCAATTTGTGCGGAGTTTGTTGCGAGGGTTAAAGCGGCTGCAAGTTGCAGAACCTCGACATCAAACTCTTGAGTGGCCGCGTATACCGCTATAGCCAGAGTATCGGTATCGGTTTCTATATGGAAATGTTGGGCGACATCAGTGATATAGTACGCTATCGCAAGAGTATCTAGATTCGCTTGTACATTGACATCAAATATAATTTCGGCAGTATTGGCAGTGATTACTAATGCGTGTGTATTGCAACCAATCTTGGTTGACGCATTGACAGTAGCTGTTTCTCCGGTTAAAGCTAAAGCATCAGGTGAGTTGGTAATTACCTCAACATCAACATTACCTGACGTTTCGGAATCATGAGCCTTCCAATTCGCCGCGGATATATTACTATCTCTTGTATACCAATTAGCCATTGATTATGCCGGTGCAATTGCCTTCGTTGCCACTGTCTGGTCATCTGTTACGCTTTGACCAGGTGCAAGGACAACATAATAGTTTGGATGTACGACTGCTAGACTTGTAAATGTAAAATTGTAGGTCGTTTGGTCAGATATAGCAACCTCTCCAAAATATGAATCATCCGCCGCGTTATAACATTGTAATATCTTTCCATCTGGCACTAGAGTAAGTCCATCTGCCAGATACAATAACCCTCTAACATATTTAGTAGTTGGCGATTCCACTGTTCCCGAAGCCGTACCTTCTGGCATAGAACTTAGGACACCTGCACCATCGCCTACAGGACCGGTTGGAGAGTGTTGAACACTGAAAGTATATGAATCACATTCCTCACTATCAAATTCAAATGTCTTTGTTCCTGTAGCACCGGGCGATGCGAAAACTTCTTCAATTAGTGCATGAGCCGCTCCAGCTCCATTAGTAGCACCGTAATTTTCATTTACTCGAACTGTTCCAGACGGTAATGCCGTAAATGCAGTTCCCGAATCCTTCTTACAACAATGGTAGACTGTTTCATCTGCCACGGTGGTCGTAACACTAGGTGCATCAATCGATGTTCGGTTACCAGTAAGTTCGGTTTTCGCAAATTGACCCCATACAGCAGGGTCGAATAAAAATAGAACACCCATCTGTTCTTCACTACCACCGAATGTCCATTGATAGGTCTTTGAATCAGCATTAGCTTCATCATCAGCAGAAACATCTTTATAGTAAATCCAGACGGCATTAGGTGAAGCCGCACTAGTACCATCAATCGGCATACTGCCAGATTCGGCTAATGTCCATGTTTCATTAGATGGTGGAGTGGGTGATATATCAGGTGCATTATCAGAGGTCTGTACACAAACCACCATGAAATCGCCTTCAAGGGCATCAGCCGGTACAAGCAAATCAGGGTCAAACCCTGTTGAAGTATCTCCGAAACTTTCTTCTTGTGATTTATAAGCCATCTATTACACCGGAGTAATTGATTTGGTAACTATTGTGATATCATCTGTCAACCCTTGACCCGGTGGCATGATGATATAGTAATTTGGATGAGTGACCTTAATACTGGTAAAACTGAATGTATAGGTCGTTTGGTCAGATATTGTAGTCTCTCCAATGAAAGCGTCATCAGCCGCGTTATATGCACGCACCACAATTCCGTTAGGAATCTTAGTCGACTCATTCGGATAGTATAGTGGTAGGCTCAACCGTACCACTTGCCGTACCAACAGGCATCGCTCCGAAATCCGCCGCTCCATCGCCTGTAGGGCCGGTTGTCGCCGCAGTTTCATCGATAATGATTTGTCCTGACATTCCAGAACTTCGTGCACTTGTGCCAATGTACCATCTAGCAGAACCACCAGAAGAAACGATATCATGTCTTACTACAAGCCACCCACCAGCTGGGACAGTGACAGTCATTCCCGTCATGCTGATTGTGTAATGACCGGTGGTCGTATGAGTAAGCTGACTATAACCAGTTGATGTAGAATCAAGAGAACCGCCCGAAGTGTAAGCTTCAAAATACATTCTCTGTACAGTGCTGTACCGTTGAACTTGTTGTGCACTGACTCCTGTAATAATTGTAGCGGCCGGATATGAATGATTGATAGCCGCATACACCCATCCCGGTCCAGTTTGAGAACTGGCATCGAATCTATAATCTGTACCACCACCGCACATTGCACCAGTACCAGTGTCATAGATATATTGTGCGCCATATCCCGATTCAACGGCACTAGGTAGACCACAAGGGGGAGTGGCATCGGAAGTAGTAAAGCCGGAGAATACCGTTACGGCATCAACTAGATGAAAATAATAAGTTGCTTGTGCCATTAGTCAAGTACCCGCCAATCGAACTCATCGATGATTCTGGCTCTAACAGCCCACAATTCTCTTAACTCTTGAGGTCCGTGTGGCACCCATGATACATCAATCCGCTTCCGTACATATTCCAATATCGTTATGAACATGTCATATCGCGGAGTAGTAGCCGGTGCAACATTGTCTCGACAAGTAACAATCAAGGCACGGAGGTTTTCACGTGATTGAGTAACTTTGATATCAAGTTCATTATCGTCAAAGAACTCCAGTAACAGAGTCCACATTATATCAATTGGATATGCGTCAATGATTTCTTGTGGTGTCATTTTCGGTAAATCGGTCTGTACGGGCATTGAGTGTCTCCCTTAACGGTGCTAATTGCTCGTGGTAATTCTTGGCTTTATTTAAAGAATCCTTATATATGGGTTTATTTACCTGTCCAGTACTAGCAGTCCTTACATCCCGCTTTGTCTTGTAAAATTCAAGGCACTCATCTTCCCATTCAAGGTCAAGATATTCAAGGATTCTTTTAGATTCTTTTTCGTTATCTTCAATCATATCTTCATAATTGACCGTCAGAATAGTTCCTTCTGGAAGTACACTTTTCCAATGGTCCATAATATCAAGATGTGAATTGTAATATTCACCTAACAATTTAAAATCGTATGTATAGGGGTGAGGCTCATCAAATAACGTATTGTAGCATGAAAGGCAGTTATTTTCAGCGTCTCGTTTACAGAAAATAAACTTGGCATTCGGCATGAGCATATGAATAAAACCAATAAAGGTAAAATTGGCTGGTAATTGCATCATATCGTTTATTTCTGCAAGCATATTCAGAGTTTCACCATTGGTATCGATATCTGAATGAGTGACCAATATCTGTTCTACCAAAGTAGTGCCAGAACGGGGCATACCAAAAATAAATAGCATGGGTGATTCTCGGTCATCTTTAAATTCCGCCAACATCTCTCTAGTATATATAAGTTTTAATTTATCAATCATTTCGAGATATGGGGTCATGAATTGACTACAATCGTCTCCAAAATGCTCTTTGAAATTACCATCTGCACTAGCTTTAAAATACTTGAAAGCTGTCTCATAATCTTTTTTGGACTCATATACCTTCCCTAATACATGTTGAATAAAGATTTTCACCTTAGTACTAACGGACACCCGGTCAAGGAATGATTCAAGGAACTTATGGTCAAACAAGTCATCAGTGTATCCGTCGATATTGACAAGGTTACCGTAGGCACCGATTTGATTTGGGTGTGCTTTTATGAGGGATTTGAGAATGTCAATGGCTTTTTGGTTCTCACCGAGAGCTAAATAACACCGATGAAGATACATAGGAGCTCTAAAGTCATTTGGATAGTTGAGAATAAATTTCTCAAATATAGGAAGGGATTCAATATAACACCCATGTTCCCATAACGCAAGGGCGATAGGGAACTGCATATCCGCTTCATAAGGGGCCGATGAAGATTCCTTGAAGCATTCAACTGCTTTTTCGATGTTATTTTGTAGTTTATATAAAGTTCCCTTGGCGTATAAATGTCCAGAAGTACATTTCACGGCAAGGGCTTTATCAATGAG